ATGTGGTAGATGTCCTGTGGTTGTTACTACAGGGCTGTGGTGTAGGCTTCACTCCTATTGTTGGTAGCTTGACAGGATTTGTTAAGCCTTTACAAATAGAAACCATACGTAGCAAGAGGACAGCTAAAGGTGGTAAGCAGGATAATAAGGAAACGTATGATGATAAAACAGGAGTCTGGACTATTCAGATTGGAGACTCGGCTGAAGCATGGGCTAAGTCTATTGGTAAACTCATTTCACACAAGTATCCTGCATCTAAACTTGTACTGGACTTTAGTCAAATCAGACCAGCAGGGGATAGACTTAAAGGTTATGGATGGATTTCTTCTGGTGATGAAGCTATTGCTACATCTTATAAAGCTATTGCTGAGATCCTTAACCGTAGGTCTGGTACTCTGCTTACTCGTATTGATATTCTTGATGTTGTTAACTGGCTTGGGACTGTACTATCTTCTCGAAGGAGTGCGGAGATTGCCTTGTTTCCCTATGGCGAAGAAGAATGGCAAGAGTTTGCAGTAGCTAAGAAAGAATGGTGGGTTAATAACCCTCAGAGAGCACAGTCTAATAACTCCCTACTCTTTAAGAATAAACCTAACAAGGAAGAACTCTCCCATATCTTTGATCTTATGGTGGAGTCTGGTGGTTCTGAACCTGCATTCATTAATGCACAGACAGCAACTAAGAGAGCACCTTGGTTTAAAGGTTGCAACCCATGTGCGGAGATACTATTAGGTAATAAGAGTTTTTGTAATCTAACAGAAGTAGACGTAGGTAAATTCAAAGGTGATTCCTCAGGACTACGTAGAGCTATACACATAGCAGCTAGAGCTAACTACAGACAAACCTGTGTCAATCTACAAGATGGCATACTGCAAGAATCATGGCACTTGAACAACGAGTTCCTAAGATTATGTGGGGTTGGTTTAACTGGGTTAGTAAGAAGACCTGACTTAGGAAGCTATGACTTTGCTGAGTTACAACGAGTAGCAACTTCAGGTGCTTACTCTATGGCTGATGAACTAGGACTATCAAGACCTAAGAACATTACCACAGTGAAACCTTCAGGTACTCTAAGTAAAATTATGGATACCACTGAAGGTCTACACAAACCTCTAGGTAAATACATCTTCAACAATGTTAACTTCTCTAAGCATGATCCTTTAGTCCCTCTATGTAGAGCTTCAGGCTATAAGGTTATTGATAACCCTACTGATAGTACTTCAGTACTTATAACCTTCCCTGTGAAGTGGGATGACGTACCCTTTGAGAAGGTCACTAAGGTCATCAATGGGATAGAACAAGTTGTTGAGGTTAACCTTGAGTCAGCTATTAGCCAGCTTGAGAGATACAAGGTTCTAATGGTTAACTGGTGTCAACAGAATGTATCAGCGACTATCTCTTATTCAGTTGATGAAGTCCCTGAGATCATGAATTGGTTACTAGAGAACTGGGATGTATATGTAGGTGTTAGTTTCTTATTCAGAGCTGATCCGACTAAAACAGCTCAGGACTTAGGTTACCTATACTTACCACAGGAAGTGGTTACCAAGGATGCCTATGATGAATATGTATCAAGAATTGTACCGCTAGTCATGGATCAAGATGCCAATTCTTTAGAAGAAATGGATACTCAAGAGTGTGCTGGTGGTGCTTGTCCTATCAAGTAATCCGCTGAGGTTGCCCTATTGGAGTATAGCAATATGATAGATCATAACAAGAACAAGTTTCCCTATGTTCCCTTAGATTTACTCGAAGCTCTTGAGTGGTTGTTTCCAGATAAAGTTCCTAGTCCTGAGGTTTGTACTAAGGAAGCTTATGGTTCTGTAAAGGTTACTAGATTCTTGAGAGCACAACATCTTAAACAAACTAATACAATTATATTGGAGAACTAAATATGTGTGGATCAGCACCTACACCAGCACCGCCTCCACCACCTCCTGCACCTCCTGCACCTCCAGCTCCCTTAGTGCCTTTGCAAATTGCTCATGCACCTACAGCTCAAGGTGGTTCACCTCAAGCAAGAGGTAGATCTTCTCTTAGAATAGATCAATCCTCAGGTGGTGGTGGTGAAGCAACTGGCTTAAACATGCCATCTTAAAGGGTCACAATGAAAAAAGAGAAGGATGAAGCAAAGCACGAACAGAGTGAAGGATCAGCAGAGTCTATATATGAGAAGTTAGTATCAGATAGATACTCGTTTTTAATGAGAGCTAGAGACTGTTCTCAATACACAATACCTACCTTGATACCACCCTCAGGACACTCAAGTGCTACCAAGTTCTACACACCTTACCAAGGTATGGGAGCTAGAGGTGTTAATAATTTATCATCTAAATTACTACTAGCTTTACTTCCACCTAATGCTCCATTCTTCCGCTTACAAATTGATGACTTCACGTTAGAGCAGTTGACTAAGCAGGAAGGCATGAGAGCACAGGTTGAAGAAGGTCTCAATAAGATTGAACGAGCTGTTCAGTCTGAGATTGAAGCCAGTGCAATTAGGGTATCTTGCTTTGAAGCACTTAAGCATCTAGTAGTCGGAGGTAATGTTCTTTGTTACCTACCTGATGAGGGTGGCATGAGAGTATTTCCTCTGGAAAGATATGTAGTCCAACGTGACCCTATGGGTAAAGTGTTAGACATTATTGTTAAAGAGACTTCAGCTATTAGCTCCTTACCTGCTGATGTCCGTGAACTCCTAGGACAGAAGAAAGATGAAGGTCGTTATGAAGGCAGTGGAGTGGATACCACTGTTGATATTTTTACTCGTACATATCTGGAAGATGGAAAATGGGAAACCTACCAAGAAGTAAAAGGTATGGTCATAGAAGGATCTACAGGTACTTACCCTAAAGAGAAGTCACCTTGGATTCCTGTAAGGTTCACTAGAGTTGACGGTGAGAACTACGGAAGAAGTTATGTAGAGGAATACCTTGGAGACATAAAGAGTCTTGAAGGTTTATCCCAAGCTATTGTTGAAGGATCAGCAGCAGCAGCTAAAGTATTGTTCATGGTTAATCCAAATGGTACAACCAGTCAAGAGACCTTAGCTAATGCAGAGAATGGTGCAGTTGTAGAAGGTACTGAGCAGGATGTTTCAGTATTACAGCTTAACAAATACAATGACTTTAAAGTAGCTCTTGAGACTATCAACACGATAACCGAAAGACTATCCTTTGCTTTCCTACTGAACTCTTCAGTTCAACGTAGTGGTGATAGGGTTACCGCTGAAGAAATTAGATATATGGCTGGTGAGTTAGAGTCTGCCCTAGGTGGTATCTACTCAATCCTATCTTTAGAACTTCAGTTACCTATGGTGTCTCGTCTAATGTTCTATATGGAACGTAAGAAGAAACTACCAGTCTTACCTAAAGGCACTGTGAGACCACAAATCGTCACAGGCATGGAAGCCTTAGGAAGAGGTAATGATCTTACTAAACTAGACCAGTTCATCCAACCTATTCTTCAGATACCTGAACTAGCTTCTAGGATTAACATGGGTGACTATCTTACTCGTAGAGGAACTGCTCTAGGTATTGATATGAAAGGCTTGATTAAATCTAATGCAGATATGCAGCAAGAACAACAAGCAGCTCAAGCTCAACAACAGCAAATGCAGCAGCAAGAAATGATGAAGTCAGCCGTAGCTCCTGTAATAGGTGCTGCTGGTGGTGCTATTAAACAAGGCATGGCTAATAATCCTGATGCACAGATGCCTGACATGTCACAGATGGCTCAGATGATGCAACAAGCGCAACAACCTAAATAAGGAATATAACTATGGCTGATGCCAAACCTGCTAACAACCCAGTTGAAGAACCTGTTGTAGCTCAAGAAGTAGATTACATTGGTAAAGGAGCTGAGAAGATTAAATACACAGCAGACCCTTTAGCAAAGAAGACCAGAGTATATGATGACGGATTCGTTGTTGTTGACTATTAATATATAAGGACATACATGACAGATTCAATAGTAATAAAAAGTACTTCGACAGATGAAGAACATGAAGGTCATGACCAAGCAATGATTGACTTAGTAGATGCGTCTATTGAGTCATCAGCTAAGGAAGCACAACCCGAAGCTATAGCTGAAGAAGAAACAGCAGAGAGACCTTCTTGGTTACCTGAGAAGTTTAAGTCTGCTGAAGACATGGCTAAAGCCTATGGTGAACTAGAGACTAAGATGGGTGCAAAGCCTGTGTCTCCAGAGACTCCTAGTGAAACACCTGTGAGTGAACCTACTGAAGCTACCTCTGAAGCTGCTGAACAAGCATTAGCTACTAAAGGTTTAGATCTTCAAGAGTTCTCTACAGAGTTTGGAACTACAGGTGAACTATCTGCTAAGAGCTATGAACGCTTAGAAGCAGCAGGATATCCACAGGATATAGTTAACCAGTATATTGAGGGACAGAAAGCTAGAGCTACTCAGTTTGAGAGTAGCATCAAGAATGAAATTGGTGGTGATGCAAAGTATGCTGAGATAACTCAGTGGGCTGCCTCAACATTAACAACAGGTGAACTTGATGCTTATAACAAAGCTGTTACCTCAGGTAGTTTAGATCATGCAAAGTTAGCAGTTAATGGATTAGCTAATCGTTATAACAATGAGAATGGTAGTGATCCTAAGAGAACCTTAGGTGGAACTTCTCACTCTAGTACTGAAGAAACTTATAAATCTACAGCTCAATTAACAGCACCTATGAGAGACACTC